GGCCTGAGGAGCCGACGCCGCCTCCTCTTTCTCTTATATATCTTTGACCTACTTCTTTGAATAGACGTAGTAACCACCCCGCTCCGACTTCTGCCAACACATTGAATAGATCATTTGATTCCGCTCAATGGCGGCAATGATGCTCTCATTTCCCGACCAGCCGCCGGTGACGAGCTCGAGGTGGTCAAGATTCCCGGGATCCTCACCAATCGACTTGACGTGCCCATAGTCGGACCAGGCTCCCTCCACGAACTTCCAGAAGCCGTCCCGGTCGGCGAAGGGCCACTTCCTGATCGCCTCCAGCGTTTCCTCCGCCGGGTAGCCATCCTTATCGAAGAGAGGCTGCATCACGGTTCTACTCCTTTATTCGAGGACCAACTTGAGTCATTTCTTCTTCCTCTCTTCAAGTAGGGCATAAAGGAGAGTAAAGAGATCACCTGCAGAGAAGGTGTTGGGCGGAATCTGCTGCTTTAAACAGATCAGGAGAAAGTCAATGTTCGGCTCCCCAGACCAATTGGGGAGGACGTCGCAGAACTTGATTTCAGACTCATCAGTGCTCAATGCCTGAATCAAATCAGCGTCATCTCCGGGAGTCTTGGGCGGTGAGCATTTAAAGCCAAGAGAGAAAAACTTGGCGTGAAGTGGCCAAGCAGCTTCCAAGATCTGCTGGAGAACCTCCCGCGTGCAGATCTCCGGATCAGACAGGAATTCCTGCTGCGTGAGAGTGTGCTCGTCCAACCAATGGAGAAATTGACTCGCCAGCATACTTCTACTTATCAGAAGAAGAAAGCTCGTAAATAAACCGGAGCTTCTTCAAGCCCCAGACCTTCGAATAACCACGCTGCTCAGCATACTCCCTCTCAGTTTGATCCATCTTCACGGCATGATCATAGAGAGCCTTCTTATGCATCACCCAACCATCATCCTTCACATACCAATAATCTGGTGGAACCTCCCCATCCAAGATAAAGTTGGAAGCCTTATAAACCGCACCATTGTGATTAAAGGTAGTGTCACTATAAGAAATGACGCAGGAAACATCCTCCAACATCTTTAAGCAGCGAGAAATGAACCAGGAAGCAAAGTTCTTCTTCTGATAGGAAGGATGGATGCACAATCTTGATAATTCCTTAGTCTTCTTCGGATCGTGCTCGCCAACCTTGATGTTCTGACGAACTAATGACGAAAACACACAAACGGCAATCAACTTGTCTTGAAGATAGACCCCGAAGGCCAAACCGCCCCGACCAGCATTGGGCAGATAGTGATACTTGGAGAGAAGTAAGCGATAATCCTTGGCCGGGCAAGACTGGATCGTTACGTCGTCAATGTTGAAGTCCAAAATCTCCATTTGAGCCAGGCCAAGCCAATATCTGACGGTATTGACGACCTTGTCTTTGCAACCAAATTCGTGATCCCAGACGTACTTGACCTCATATTGATCTGGGAAGTTGTCTGAGATATATGTTGCCTTTGACTTATCTCTCCTTTCTTGATCTCTTCGATAGTGTCGAAACCCCTGGATCTCCACCAGCAACGTCGTCTTGCCCGGACGTGGAATCACACAATCAAAGCTCCACGGACCAATCAGACACTCTGGGTCAGCAGCCTTATCTTCATATTCCCGAAAATATTTCACGCCCAAATCATCAAGGATGGAGTAGAAAGTGGTTTGAAGAGAAGAGACCTTCGGACAGTTGGCAAATATCTTTGCCATTTTGAGCCTATATTCTGGGTCTTGCCATCTTTTCTTACCTCTTTCAGAAAGCATCTCCCGCACTCCTGGCATATTGGCCCACCGTTTTGTGGCCGCTATCGTAGTTTCCTTATAGGCTTCATCCTCCCACATCTCCTTTGATCTCTTTGATAACCTTTCCAGATATTGTTCATCTTCACGCCTCAATCTCATCAGATTCACCATATTTTCCTTAAACTTTGGATCCTCCCACATCTTCTTAGAAGCTACACTAATCCTCTGCTTGGTCTCTCCAGAGGCAACATAAGGGACTTTGGGGGGCGGAGGCGGCCGAAGAGCACGCTTCTCCAGAACGTGAGCCCACATCTTCCCTCGAAATTCTGGGTTCTGCCACTTCTTTACTGCAGCCTCCTTCATTTTAACCTGAAAAACAGGGTTTTGCCACCCTCCTTCATTTTAACCTGAAAAACAGGGTTTTGCCACTTCCTCTTTGAGGCGAGCGAAGATTTTTGAGTAAAACCTGGATCTTCCCATTTCTTATTAGCAGCTTCTACAGCCTTTGCTCGAAAAGTTGGATCCTGCCACTTCTCTTTGGCCGCAAGAGAACATTTTTGTCGATATTCTTGACCTGCACAACATTTCTTAGTGGCACAGATCTGACAGAGATAATCACCATTCCGCTTGAGATTGGCTCGAAAACATTTTCTGTTTATCGTTGCTCTCGAACCACACCCACAGACGGCTTCAATCTTAAGCATATGACCTCCTATTCTTAAATACACCAAGAGGCTGCGGTTAGGCAGCCTCTTGGTGTTGGTTCAAGCAACCAGTAGATCAATCCCAAGATCATTAGACCAGCGGGTTGATCGAAGTGTCCGGATTCGCGCCCGGATGATCAAGCACCCGCATCTCGCCCATAATGTCATCCACGTTGTGTCCCGTCTCTTTGGTCAGGAAGAAGTCCCGTCCGCCGACCAGGCGCATCAACTTCACGTCGGTGATGCTGGCCAGAGCCGTGCCCAGAGAAACGAAGTGGCGTGGGAAGGTCACGACCGGATGACCGAAGCGCCAGGCATCGCTCACCACGCCGTCGGTCGTCTGCGCCACGATGACTTCGCGGCCCGGGACGCTCATGACGGGATCGCGGCCCAGCGACTGGGCGAGTTTCTTGACGGCTTCGTGCCGGAAGTCTTGCCGGTACGAACGCACGTTCCGGAAGATCTCAATGGTGGCATTGGCCGGTTGTTCAGCAGGCATCTTTCTTCCTCCTTTTCCTGAATCCTCTTGCTCTTCTCCACTTGCCTAAATTATCTTTAAGACGCCTTGAGCGCCTTTGAAGAATATGGTTATCAAATATAAGTGAGAAATAGAAATGGGGTGAGAAATGTCGTCGGTCCGTGCCGTCCAAGCTCGCTTGATCGATGGGACGAAGGATCTCAACCCCTTGGAGACCGGCTTCATTGCCGGCGTCCTCGACGGGTCGGCTTCCTTTTCCTGTACGCTCGACAAGCACAAGAAGCTCCTCCATTGGTCCGTACGCGTCGCAGCACAGGATGCCACGTTCATCGTCGCGCTACGCGTGATGACCGGCGTCGGGCAGTTCATAGAGCTGCCCAAGAGGAAGATCAACGTTTGGTCCTTGGGCGTTCTGGACGGCTTCTTCCTCCTTTCTCGAATCCTAAACCACCTCCAAATCAAGCACAAACAGGCCTCTCTCCTATTAAAGTATAAGGAACACACGCTCATTTCTACCATTAAAAATCACAAGTTCTATTCAGAAGAAATGAGAAGACTGAACGCCTTAAGGGCCTTTCAAGCCCAAAGAATGGACGACGCGACTTTTGTGGGCTACTTTTTGGGCTTATTTGAAGTCAAGGCCGTTGCCATCCTCATTAGAAATGAACCATTGCTTTCTCTATCTCTTCCCCCACAACTCTTAAAGCAAATTGAACAAAGGATCGGAGGCAGAATAAATGAGGACGCCGTCGTCTGGTCCGGCTGGAAGGCCTTTGACGGCATTTATGACTTAACCAAAAGCAAACTTTTTGGGCTCCAAGGCACGATGGAGCTGATCAAGAGATATGAACTGGGCGAGCTAAAGGAGGAAGAACTACGGAAGGCCACCCTACCAAAGGACGGAAGGTACAGGAAGGTGGACGTAAAGGAACTGACCAAAGAACTCGATGAGCTGGCAAAAAGACTCAAGACGTAACAAGGGTTTAACTATACTTGACAAAAGAGTTCTTGTGTGGTAAAATATAAATAGGAAGGGTGCACATCGTGCGGAGGGCCTTGAAATGGCTACTCTACAAAAAGCAGAAATAAAGGACTTGACTGACGCCATCTTCTTCTACGTCGCTTCGACGAAGGAGAACGATGACTTTGAGTTGCCCGAAGAAGTTGAAGAAGACCAAATAAAGGACTTTGCGGAAAGAATCATTGAACACCTAACGACGCGCTTTGAGGTCCCCAAAGACGAAGCAAATGAAAAGACCGAAAGGCTCATTGCAGATTATTTAGCGGGGAAACTTTAAACGTTCTTGTTCTCCGTTTCCTCTACCCAGGCCTTATAACGCCCTGATCCCTCAATCATTGCGTCTTCCTGAATCAGCTCGCCACAAAGTGCAGTCAGCATCCTTCTAACCACATAAACGTCGTGGTCAATCGCCTCGATCCAGGCGTTGGCTACCGCCGTATCCTTCTTTAAGGAGAAGCGCCCAACGTTGATGCCGTCCGTCAAGAGAAGCTCAAGAGAGCTGCCTGATTCACCCAACGGCACGTTCATAGTAGAACAATGGAGCGTCTTCCGACGGTGCTCCACCATCTTTTCCTGCAGCTTTAAGAAGATCTCCGCCCGCTCATCTCGACCCTGCATCCGGAGGCCCTCTACAAGCCTCTCTGCACAGGTCTTCCACTTAAGTTCGTACTCCGGATCGGGCTCCAGGATGAAGCCCTCCGTAGCCTTCTGCTTGATCGCTGCGAGGTCTTCAGCAGCCAACTTCCGGTGTAGGCGCACCACGATGTGTATCGGTCTCATTGTTGTTCCCCCTGCGATCAAAATATCAGACTACTACGCGCCGTCAATTACTGGACCGCCCCTTTTCAAAGTAGAACCTTACGGTCTTATTCCCTAAGGTAATCAACTCATTAAAGCCGACGCCGGCACTGGCTGGATCAGCGATCTTATTGGTCGGCAACACGTCGTCAGAAGGCTTGAACATATCGACGAACTGCACGCCGTCGATCTGTTGGATGGCGTGGATCAGCTTGCTGTAGAAGAGAGCCTGCCCCATCTCAAAGTTGTTGACGTTGAAGAAGTCGTCGATGGCGGAATTGACCTGCTCCTTCACGGTCCCGGCGTCGGCGTTGCTGGCCATCACTACGTTGGCCTCCACGTCGACGGGCTTGATGGCCCCGTCCAAGATCCGCACTTCATCGGTCAGGACGTTGCGCTCCTCCAGAAAGGTGACCAAACCCTTCTTCATTCCAGCCGACGGCGTGACCGGCACGTTGCCCGGACCTTGGGCCAGGACGTAGGCCTCCACTAGATTGGCGTTCAAGGAGGTCCTTATGGTCGCAACTGACTTCAACACGGAGCCGAAGATGGGGTGGCTGAACTGCGCTACAATGTGTGCATAATCACTGTCTGAAACCGCGTTCCCGTGCGTGGCGAACTCCCTCGGGGCTCGCTTCTTGGCATCGTCCAGCGTCTCCGCATCAACCCCTCCGGAAGAGGAGGCCAGGTTCCGGAACAGCACGTCGACGGCGGCCGTAAAGGGTGGTTGAGGAGAGATCGGACGGCTTTCTTGAATGATCCCGGCCCCGATCCGCCCCCGCACTCCTCCACCGGTCCGATACCTCACGGAGAGAGTCTGCCCAGCCAAGGGGGCCTTGCCGTGCACGTCATCACCGAAGAGGACCGTAGCTTGGTCTTCAAAGAACTTGACTTCATAAACCTCATCTGTGGCGTTGGCCGTCTCAATGAGGTCTACCCTATGCCACCTTACGGTCGTGGCCCCGGAGGTCACGTCCACCCAGATGGGGTCATCCAGGATGTTCACGTCCACCAGATCGACGGTCTGGGAGGGGCCGCCGGCCGAGGTGGCCGTGACCGGCGTGGCAAACAGGCCCTCAATGGCGAACCCAATCACGCCACGCTTTCCGGGTGGAATCACGACGTTGTTTGTAAAGTCACCGGGAGCTCGATAGAGCTCATAGGTCAGAGACGCCCCATCGCTGCCCTTTAGGTTGAAGACCAGTCCGGGCGTGATCCGTATCTCGCTCTGCGTCGGCGCAGAAATGGAGCACTCCAGATCGACGACGGCCGGCGTCTGGCGCTGCATCTTCTGCCCGATCAGCTCCAGATGATTGATGACGGCGTCCTCCGTCTGGGCCGTAGGGAGAAAGGATTCATCAGCCAATATGTCGGAACGAAGAGAAAGGATGGAACCGGTATAGGCGATCAAATCAATCAACATCATCACGCCGTTCTGCGGGACGAAGTCATTATATGAAGGGTAGTAAGATTTAAGATACTCGATGAGGGCGCGCTGTAGTGTGGGAAACTCAAGTGCCGAGAAATCAATCTTCCTTAATTCTGGTAGAGGAAGAAGAACGCCAAACTCTTCTGGATAGTTGGGAAGGACGAAGTGAGTTTGTTGATCGGTTGCCATCAGATCTTCACCTTTGCCTCAACGAGGAGTTTTTTCTCAATGTCGGTTCTCAACTTCCCAAAGATCTTGATGTTCAACAGGTTGTTGCCCTCATCCTTCTCCAACAGTACGTCCTCAATCGTAACCCTTGGTTCATATACGTCCAGGGCGCTCCGGATGGCCCTCTCCAGCTCGTCCATCGTCGTCTGATCGAGCTGCTCAAAGGGGGCCGTCCGAATCGGCGTACCAAAGTCCGGAAGCATCAGCCGCTCACCTGGAGCCGTCAGGAGGAGCTGCAGTATGTCGTTCTTGATCAGCCGCTCATCGGCTTGAAGGGACATTAAGCCCTGGTTGCCGCCGGTGAAGGGCGCATTCCAACCACGATAGATGGAGTTCTTCGCTACGGCCATCTTCTACCTCACCAGTTGGATCACCTTAAGCAGGTCATCGAACTTCACGCCCACGGCATCATTGTAGGCGTTGAGCGTGGCGATCAGGGCATCTCGCTGCGTCGAAAGATCAGCAATCTTGGCATTC